TTCCGGCTGGCTGGCGCACGTAAAGCCGGAGCTTACTCGCAATGGTTATGGCCCGCGACAGCAGCAGGTTCTTGATGGGCCAGTCTTTGAGGGTCCGCACTGGCTGCCGGTGAGCAAGCCGGGCAGCACAGTACATTCTCCTGGTTGTATCTGTGGCTTCTGCAAAGCGGGCTTCACTAAAGATGGCACGAGTCTGGTGAGCGACAAACTTCGCGGGTACGCCATGTGGCATATTGACGATGGGCGACCCATCGATGCCATCAAGCTGATTCGGAGAGCGGCTGGCTGCTCGCTACTCGACGCGAAGAAATACGTTGACAGTCTGCGATGTCCTGTGGCAGAATAATAAGTATCAAGCAGTACCCATACTAAGTTTAGGACCTTTACCGGGTGACACCCGACGAGCCAAGGAGGCTCACAGAATATGGCCACGAACGCAGTCGCTTTAGCAAAGGCAGTAGAGAAGGCAGAGCGAGCTCTGGACCGGGCGCAGATTCGCCTATCAGCAGCCCGCGAGAAAGCAATCGAGAAAGCAGAGAAGGCTTCCCAAGCAAAGATTTCCGTTGCGAGGGTTAACCTGGAAGCTGCACGAGCGGCCCTCCTGACTGCCGCGTCCAATTAAGTAATTCCCGTCGACACAGACGAGCGTAGGTAAAGGCCGCCCTAACCGGGGCGGCTTTTCTTTCTTGGACCCGTCACACAAGCGGGCCACCTTGAGGCAACCTGCCTCGGGGGAATACCATGATCGTAGGAATTATCGAAGCTGTGGTCGTTGCTGCCTGCGCTGTTGGCGCGTACGCCGACCGCGCAAAGCTGAAGGCCGATTTGGAAGCGAAGGCTGTCGAGTCTTACGCGACGCTACGTGCTGCTATCAAAGCGGAAGTGAGCAAGCTTTTCGCTGACGCGAAAGCCGAGCTTGCGAAGGTCGAGCCTGGCGTGAAGGTTGATATACAACATCTGGTCGAAACCATTGAGACCGAAGTAAAGAAACTTTTGTGAGCCGAAGACCTACACCGACCGCGATCAAGAAACTCAATGGCAACCCCGGTAACCGGGCGCTGCATGAGGATCAAGAACCCAAGCCGGAATCCGGCGTCCCTGAAATGCCCAAGGGACTCCGCAAGACGGCCAAGCGGGAATGGAAGCGCCTCGCGCCTAAGCTGGACGAGGTAGGTGTCATCACGAAGGTGGATGGCAAAGCCTTTGCCATGTACTGCGACGCCTATGCCGACTGGGAAGTGGCGCAGAAGAAGTGCATGGAAGATGGCATGTGGTATTCGGAACCAGTTCTTAATCACGAGGGACTTGTGGTCGGGTATAAGCACAAGCAGGCTCCTTGGTTTAACGTCAAGGTTACTGCGATGAAAGTTATGAAGTCATTCCTGATTGAATTCGGTTTGACTCCCGCGAGTCGTTCGAAGCTGAAGATTGAACGAAAAGATACTGAAGACGACTCTGCGAAACTGTCGCGCCATGCTCCTCAGCCCAAGGTGCAAGAGGATGAGGATGGTTTGGACGCCGCGCTGAAGGCGGCGGAGACGATTCAATAAGTTTTCCAGTGCTTGACGCAGTATGGAGGCACCCCGGCTCGCGAGAACCAAGTGCCTTAGTCATCACCGCCCAGTGCGGGTGTTGTGACACAGCTGCTGATGGTGCGGGGAGGAGTGGGTCCCCGTTCGAACAGGCAGGCTTAAGGCGTCGAACCCGAGTTGCTTGTCTGGGGGAACCCACTCCAATTACTTTTGTGAAGCTGGCGTAGCTCAGTTGGTAGAGCTGCAGTTTTGTAAACTGCGGGTCGGTGGTTCGATTCCATCCGCCAGCTCCAAAATTTCGGAAAGAAAAGCACACGAGGCGAGTGCTAGATTCAATCGCCGGTAAGAAGATTTCCAAGTGAGGGGATGAGTCCATGCCAACCGTTGTTGTACGCCCACCATCGGCTCTACACATTGATGCCTACAAAGTGGCTGTAAAGTACGCCACAGATGTCCTAACCGGCCAGATAGTCGCTGGGAAGTTGCTTCGTCTCGCCGCAAAGAGGTTCATAACTGACCTAAAGTTCGGGCGAGAACGTGGCATCACTTTCGACAAGGATGCGGCCCAGCACGTGGTCGACTTCTTCGGGAACCTGCGCCACAGCAAGGGCGAGTGGGGCGGCCTGCCATTCATTCTTGCCCCCTGGCAGACCTTCATCCTCGCTAATCTTTTTGGCTTCATGCGGGCGGATGGCACCCGACGTTTTCGCAAGGGTCACATAGAGGTTGCCAGAAAGAATGGGAAGACCACGTTCATGTCTGGCATCGGACTCTACATGATGGTGTGCGACGATGAGCCTGGTGCTGAGATATATTCCATCGCCACTACTCGCGAGCAGTCAAAGATTGTATTCGATGAAGCTGTTCGTATGCGTAACAAGTCGCCCTTCCTAAAAAGCCGGGTGGCTTCACACCGGAACAACCTCAGCATTCTTGATACGGCTTCGAAGTACGAACCACAGTCAGCAGACTATGGAACGGCTGATGGTAAGAACACGCACTGCCTCATCGCTGATGAGCTCCACCAGCATCCCACTCGCCTTCTGTATGACGCCTACGCTCAATCGATTGCCTCTCGGAGGCAGCCCCTTATCCTTGCGATTACGACTGCTGGTTATGACTCGCTGGGCATCTGCTTTGAACAGAGAATGATCGGTGAGAACATTCTTGTCGGTCTTACTCCTGTGGATAAGGGAGACAACTTCTTTGTCTACATTGCCTGCATCGATGAGAAGGATAGGGAAACAGGACTCGGCGGCGACGACCCATTCGATGAGGCTTGCTGGCCCAAGGCAAACCCGAACCTCGGAGTCAGCGTCAAGATGGATAACATGCGAGAGGAGGCGGCGGAGGCGGAGCAGTCCGCGACCGCCCTTAACAGCTTCCTCTGCAAGCGCCTCAACGTGTGGACGAGTCAAGAGATCAGATGGATGGCTCCAGAGAAGTGGGCGAGGTGTAATGTGGCCGGGCCAACAGTGAGTCCGAAGATACAGCGGGTCGCTGCAGAACAAAGACTGCTGGGTCGCACAGCGATTGCAGGGCTCGACCTTTCCGCGAAGGTTGATATGTCAGCCTTCGCCCTTGTGTTCCCTCCCCAGAAGGAGATCATCGAGAAGGTTGCCAAGCCACAAACGCAGCAGGATGTCTGGCGCAGGATTCCGGTCGAGTATGAGGACCGCGTGACGCAGGTCGGCGACCCGCTCTGGTCAGTGCTTGTTTGGTTCTGGGTCCCAGAGGGATGTGTGATGGAGCGGACCAAGAAGGACCGGGTACCATACAAGGCGTGGGTCGATGAGGGATACCTTGGAACTTGTCCGGGCAGTGTGATCGATCACGAGTTCGTTTACAAGAAGATCACAGAGCTCAGGCGGCGATATAACTTCAGAGAGGTGGCGTTCGACTCGTGGAACGCACAGTGGATTTCCAAGAAGCTCACTGACGATGGTCTCAAGGCGGAACCCTGTCGCATGGTTTATCAGACCATGAGCGAGCCTATGAAGGAACTTATGGGAATGGTTCTGGAGCGCAAGCTGGAACACTACGCGGACCCCATCCTGGCTTGGAACGCGGGCAACGTAGCTGCTACGACTGACGCGAACGGAAGCATCCGGCCTGACAAGGAAAAGTCGAAGGAAAAGATAGACGGAATCGTCGCAATCATCATGGCGCTGAGTCGTATCTGCGCTGACCCGACGATTGCCCAGCCCAATTCGGTCTACTCAAGGAGAGGAATCATATTCTTATGACGATGACACGTAGGGGAAGCATCGCAACAGTTCTTATGGAGGGACAGAAGCAACAGTTCGGCTATGACACAGTGGCTGTTCGCTTCATCAAGCAATGTCCCCAGGGCAACCTCGGGGAGACGGTCAACAAGTCATCCTCGGTCGCACGCAGCCTGGTCGAGCGCGGGCTCGCGGTGTACTTCACGCCTCCCCGTCACATAGTTGAGCCACAGGGGAGAGCTGTCCCTGTGAAGGCACTATCCCTCCTGAAGACGGATGGGACAATGTCGGATGTTGTCGCCGGGCCTGTCGCGCCTGAAACTAAGGCATCTGAGATGT